TTAATAAATTATCAATTTGGACTTGTATTTCTTTGTTTCTGTGGGTACAATTTCTTTAACCTCGCCCCACTTAAAATGTACCAGCGTTGGCTCGCCCGGTACAATTTTCTCGACTAGAAGCTCGACAGATCTTCTTTTATCATCTTCTTCGAGAACTTCAATAGCTTCTGCAAAATCCTTAAGTACATCGTCATAGTCTCCAAAGGATTTTGACACCGGCAATGGGATCTTATCCAGCAATTGATGTATTTCATGTTTTCGCTTTTCGTATCGTCTTATTATGCTGTTGTACTGTTCTTCATTAATCTTTTGATGGAGGTAGTAGTCGTCGAAAACTTGTTGTTCTGCACGTTCGATATTTTGCAGTTCATCCTGAAGTTTACGAATGGAATTTAGACTTTTGTCTTCAGTTCCTGCGAGTTCAGGCAAAATATGAGCCGGTTCGAATTTTTCTTCGGCAACCCTGCCTAAAAGGCTAATGACAGCAGCATTCAGTGAGGCTTGATCAAGGTTCGGACTTTTACAATTACCTGTTTCGATTTTACGGCTGCATACATATTTTCGATTGTTTTTGTGGTTAAAATATCTTGAGTGCATTCTTGATCCGCAAACTGGGCAAATCAGAATAGAAGAGAGCAATTGCCGTTGTTTTCCTTTCCAGACATTACTCTCACCAAACAATGTTGATTGAATGTAGCAGAAGTCATCCCACGAAACAAACTCAGGACATTCTAGCAATGGATAGTATTTATCTTTCCATTTTTGCATAGCAGCGTAGGTCGGATTTTGTAGCATATACCGTACCCGCCTAGGCGCCCATTCTCTCCCAGTCTTTGTTTTGAATCCTTGGCTATTCAACCATTTTGAAATTAGGTAAGTTCCCTTTCCATCCTTCGCCATTTGAAAGGCTTTTCTGATGTAGTAACTTACTTCAAAATCTTCAATAAATCCATAACCATCTTTTTTCTTGAGCATACCATATGGAGCCGGTCCACCGTTCCAACGTCCTTTTTCGGCGTTGGTTTTTTTAGTTTCATTCATTGTATCGCTTAAGCTATCACTATAATACTCGTTCATGTCTACTAAGATACCAGCTACGAAGCGACCATTCGCAGTACTAAAATCTACGGCTTCTGATGCAGAACAGATATCGATATTTAACGTCTTTAAAGTTTCGTGGATAGCCTGGAAATCCTTTCTTAAACGAGTAAGTCGGGATAGGTTAAAGAAAACAAATTTCTTAACTGCGGGCCTATTTTCAACGTACTTCAATGCATCCATCAGTCCAGGGCGCTTAGTGTATTTTATACGGAATCCTGAATAGTCGATATCTTTAAATACTTTGACTAATTTAAATCCGTTAAATTCACAAAACGCTTCAATTTTTCTTAACTGAGTTTGCTCCGAAATATCCTCTTTGTCCTGTCGCTCATCACTTTGGCGGATATATCCAACAGCTTCAATTACAGTAGACTCTACTTTCTTATTAGCCACTACCATTTTTTAATTTCACCCCCTTTCCAGAAGATGCTGACATTGTGTTCCTAACACGTTTCTGCTCAGATTAGAATCTTCTTCGTAACTCAACGACCTTCCCAATTATCTCTACCTTAGACGAATCAACAATTGTTGGCTGCAATCTCGGGTTTGAAGGCATGAGAATACAGATGTTGCCTTCGCATTTTATTCTCTTAACTGTGGCTGTTTCACCTTCTATAGCAACAACAGCTATATCAGTGGAAGAGACTTCTTTCTGTCTTACACAAACCACAATATCCCCCTCAGAAATATTGTCTCCAATCATGCTATCTCCTTTGACGCGTAAACAAAAAGCTTCCTGGCCTCTTACAACAGATTTATTTATGTATTCGATATCTTCAATTAATTCAATCCGATCTATTGGTTGCCCAGCTGCGATCGAACCGAGCAGAGGGACCTTGATTAAATTGTCTGCAATATATTGAGCTGGTGTTTCTTCAATGATCAAGGCTTTATTGAGATCTCGTTTAAGTTCTTTTAAATAGTTGAGCTTAGATATTTTCTCTTTAATCTCTTTCGGAGCTTTTTCAATAAGTGCAGCTGTGAGCAATTCTTCAACATCCCCACCAGTAACTGCGGCGAGTGCTCTATTCAATTCCTCGGTTGCTGGATTCTCCGTTTTGCCATTTTGTAATTGACTAATATAGCCCTTACTAACCTTATATCCATACTGTTCTAGCTTCTCGGATATCACGGAAAGAGATAACCCTGAATTCTTTATATAGCTCCTCAGCAACTCATAGTAATTCAATCGAGACACTCCTTTCATTTGATATTAATTGTATTTTCGTTTCAGTAAAAAGTCAACAAAATAATTCAGTTTTTAGTATTGACTGGAACGATATTACCGTTTACTATTTACTTAACGACATCGTTCACTGAATACTAAACGGTTGGAGGTGATAATCATGAAATACGCCGAGATTCTACATTTAGCTATAAGAGAAAGCGGATGGTCTTATTCCCAAATTGCTGAACGATGCAAGGTTCATAAAAGAAATGTCTCTCCGTCTTACTTAAGTAAAATTTCCAGAGGGTTCATGCCACCGCCTTCGGATGAGGTCAATAGAGCACTTGCTTCTGCGCTTTCACCTGTCACTTCATTGACTTATGAAAAGTTAGCGTTAGCAAAGTACAAAGAAATCATTCCGGAGGATGTGCTTGAGGCTTTAGCATCTGGACAATGAAGGAGGCCAACATGAATAGCCTTGCTGATATCATCGACCGTTTGAATCGAATGGGAATTGATCCATCTGATTTAAATTCGGAAATCGAGCAATTGGAGAATGAAATTAACATTTTCTTGAAAGGGGAGGGATTGAAATGTCAGCCCGAACGCTCGAACCTTATGAACGCGAATTTCTGAAGATACTTGCCAAAGGAATAAAGATACGCAGGGAGCAACAAAGAGAAGGAGTCATTAAAAAATGATGAATGCTCTTGTCATACCAACGGTGTGCGAGCATCTATAGATCGCACACCTGAACATCTTGAAAGGAGCTTAAGCATGATCCCAAAAGAATTATTGCAAGATCGCTATTGGAAGGGTTTGTTGCACATATTTTCTCAGAATCAAAAGCTTAATCAATTCATTACATCGCACATTGATTTCGATGAACTATCCATTAATGCAACTGGACTTATTAAATTATCATCACCGTGGAGCCCTTCAGAAAAATTCATGCTGAATCTGGCGCTTCATCTTTACAACGAAAACTACACTTTCAATCTATCCGATATGGATCGCCTTGATCCAATCAACAAAAAAATTGCATTCAAAGCTATTCAGATGCGATTTGCATAGGGGGATAAGGAATTGAAACGAGAGGTAATGGTGGAACAAGCGAAGGCAGCTGGACAAGCAGCCGAACATAACCTGATGGTTATTGCTCGGAACCCAGAAGTAATGAATACTCCGAAAAAGTTCTTGGACGGGGTTATGTATCTCAACAAAATGATTTCTTTCGCAGAGATGGAAATGAAAAATGCCCACCGGCCAGGGTGGACATCATTTAAAACGTACTTTTTAAAACACCTGTCGTTAATTTTAAATGCTGTTCGACAGAAAAGCAAGGGGGCAACGTTATGACAGACGCCTTGAAACTTGGACAAGCCTATGTAAAAGCATCAGTTGAGCTTCGTTCCAATACAGATCAGCTTGAAGAAATGCTTGAAAACGGAAAAGTGGATTCACCTGAATTTACTGAACTATGGCTGAAGCGAGATGAAGCGTACACGGCTTGGAATAATGCCGCCCTTCTCTTACGAGAACTGCCTGTTGAGGGAATGTCAATAGTAGTAACTGAGATTTTCAAGATGCAAACCAGATTGGCCTGCATCTAATGGACAGAGCTTCGGCCCTGTCTGCCACCGTCGCAAGGTTTTTATAACCTTTCTCCTTTCGGCGGTGGCAGATGCGGCCGACGCATCAAAAAAGAGATCCTCCGGGTTAGGAGCCGGAAGATCTCGGGCATTACAAATATTTCACGACTATTGTAACACATCTTTTTCGCCCAGGTAAGGGGGGAGGGGAAATGAGCGTTTTAAAGGGCGATATCGTTCGGACGAACAGCGGAGAAACAGGTGAGGTAACGGATGTTTGGGGTCTCGCCAGTACCTTCTTGCGCTTAAAAAAGGAAGATGGGAAAACCAAGCCTATTTTTGAGTCGGATGTTATTGAGATCATCAAGCGTCCTAAATCACCATCCCGTGGAAGGAGGTGATAACTATGAACGTGGATATCGCAAAGCTTGCTGGTGGAGCCATGCAAGAACGGATTAATCGTGAGCTGAAGAAGGTCGCCGAAAACATACTCGATCCAAACACAAAGGCGGATGCAGTCCGAACAGTGACAATTAGCATCAAGATCAAGCCGAACGAAGCTCGGCAGATGGCTTCTAGTGACATTGAAGTCAAATCTTCACTAGCTCCGGCTAAAGGAGTACCAACGGCTTTCATATTCGATTATGACAAAGAAGGCAAAGCAGTTATTAAAGAGCTTAGTACCGGACAAGATCGGGACCAACTGGCAATGAATGATGCTGGTGAGATCGTGGATGGTGTTGGAGAAACACCATCTCCAAAAGTCGTAAACGGAAGATTCCGTTGATCTTTGAAAAATGAATAATGGAGGAATTATCAATGATTAAAGAGGCTATCGAGAAAATACTGAGCCTGGCGGCTATTAACACGACGACTATCGGCAATCAGGTTTACACAAACAGTGAACTTCGAAGAGTGAGTGAAGCTGTTACGGACACTCTGAAGGTTCGCAACCTGCAAGGCATCGTGGATTACTTGAAGAACAACTTTGACGAGAAGTTGCCAGTCATCGTTCATGTGATTTCACCAACTCAGGTCCATGTCGTTACGGAATTCAATCGTGATCTCAGCCGGAGTACCTTGATTGAGGCTACCGCGTTGTTGCCGGAAATTAACTTTGGCCGTTTTCATGATGTCGAGAACTTCAACATCTTGCTGCAATCGTGCTTCGTAGATACAGAATTCAAACACCGTGTACTCGCCATTGTCGGAAACGTGGTTGACGAGAAGGTTGTAACCGTCGGCGACAACGGCATTAGCCAGCAAGTGACTGCAAAGGCAGGCATTGCAACGGTCGAACCAGTTGTTCTGCCGAATCCTGTTTGGCTAAAACCTTACCGCACTTTTGTGGAGATCGAGCAGCCAGAAAGTGCCTTTGTCTTCCGGATGAAAGATGGACCTTCAGCTGCCTTGTTTGAAGCTGATGGCGGCGCTTGGAAGCTCGATGCAATCGAGCGAATCAAGCTTTATTTCAATCAAGAGTTGGAGCAATTGATTACAGATGGTCAGGTTATCATTGTCGGTTAGTTGATACTTATAAATTCGGGAGGGGAATACCCTCCCGATCCATTAGAAGGAGGGTTCAACGTGTTGCAGCAGGCCTTGCAAAAGCTTCAGAAGGAAGTCGGAGAAAAGCATGATAAAAAATACGTTCAGCATGTGGGGGCTTTCCTGATTAGTTATGTACGTCAACATCCTGAACATGCAGCTTTTATCCTTACCGAAGGAAAAACCATATCTGCCAGCATCGGCATGATGAGATCGGAAGCTATGAAAAGTGATGGAGTACTGACGGATGAGGAAGGTTTTAATGTTGCCCTAAAGTACTTTGGGATACCTATCAAAAATGAACAGCAGGCTGTTGAGATACCTGAGTTAAACGTATCGTCCATTGACGACTTGTTATAGGAGGATTGGCATGAGCAAATTCAATGAACACAAGGCTCATTTTGGTCCGATCAGTGAAGACGTTATGGATTACGTCACTAATGAAGTTTTGCTCAGAAGTCGTTATTTGTTTACTCAAACTTCAGCAAGAATTCAGTTCGCCTATTGCACACATTGCAATCAAAGACATAAGCCTGAAATTCCGTTGAAACACAATAGTAAAGCTGTATGCCCTAAATGTAATTCGACCTGCACCGTGAAAAAGAGCCATGTCGGAAGGAAGTACATGGTGGACAAGGCATTTGTGGTTTATTATCAAAAATCCATTTTAGACCCAGCAATCATGACGGCTATAGGGCTCTACGTACAAAGAGATTATCGCGGTGATTTCAAAAAGGTCGAAACATTATATCGACCTTCATGTAGTTATGTTTTTCAAATGGGGAATAGCTCGATGTTTTATACGGGCTATTACAACCAAAAAAATTGGTATGAAAATAAGAACATTACTTCCGAGTACAGTCTCTACAAAAACGGTACGCCTTGTTACTATTCCCGCGAAAGTATACGGAAGGCGATTGAAGGTACTCCCTTTAAATATAGTACATGGGATGAATACGACGAACAGGATATGACCAAGTTCTTTGGTCTCTATTCTAAGTATCCTTGCATCGAGTATCTAACCAAAATGGGCTATAGGTATTTTGTACACGCCAAGTTATACGGCACTAAAACTTATGGAGCTATTAAATGGTCAGGAAAAACGGTTGAACAGATTTTAAAGCTGAACAAGCAGGATCTTCACGAGATTAGACAACACGATGATATTGACGCTCTTACTCTTCGGCTTTACCAAATAACCAGAAAAGACAACAATCGGCCTTCCCTGAAGGAGATTAAAAGCTTCGTTAAGCGCACTGGGGACTGTTTCGAGGAATTAAAGCCGATGTTGAAATTCCAGAATTTCAGACGGTGTGTGGCTTACATGGACAAGCAAATTAAAAAGAATCCAAGGTCATTCCGAAGGGCCACTGATGTCCTGACCATGTGGAAAGATTACATTTCAGATTGTAAAAATCTTGGATTAGATCTTAAACGCTCTAATATTGTGTTTCCTTCCAATTTGCATGAAGCACATCAAGACACAATCAAACAAGTTGAAATCAAAGTATCTATAGAAGCTGAACGGAAGATAAAAGAGCGATCAGAGATACTTGAGAAATTGAAATTCTCATATAACGGATTCGTTGTTCGAGCTGCTAAATCTGCAAAGGAAATAATTGATGAAGGTAAAGCCCTTAGTCATTGCGTAGGGAGCTATGCCTCAGATCATGCAGACGGTAAGACGAATATCTTAATGATTCGTAAGGTAGCTGATCCTGAGACTCCATTCTATACCATGGAGGTTAAAGACGGCAGAGTTGTCCAGACGTATGGATACGATAATTTCTTACCTACTGGTGACGTGCTGGAACTTATAGATAGGTTCAAGCTTGAAAAGCTAGCAAAGGCAAGAAAAAGAACACCTCAAAATAGAGCCAAAGAGACGGAGGCGGCAGTATGACCACGGAAAAGAAAAGCACAGCCACTAAGAAATCACAAACAGCAACCAAAACAAAGGAAAAGGCCACAAAACCAGCTCCTGCTAAAACGGAACTAGCAACCGTAAATGTGGAAGAAACAGCCTTAGCCAATAGAACTCCAGATGTTATTGCAACGGAGATCCGTGATATTGATCAGAAAGCACGTCAGCATGCGATCCGTTCCGCAATAGAGATCGGGGAGAAATTGATTGAAGCAAAGGCACTTGTTAAACATGGAGATTGGGCCAATTGGCTGAATGAGAACGTTAATTATAGCCAGTCTACAGCCAACAACTTTATGCGTGTGGCGACGGAATACAAAGAGTTAAATTCCCAAATGCTTGCGAATTTGAGCTATTCCCAAGCGGTGGCCTTGCTTTCCGTAAAGGCTGAAGAACGAGAAGCCTTTGTTGAAGAAAACAACGCTGCTGAAATGTCCGCCCGAGAGCTCCAGGCAGCGATTAAGGAGAAGCAAGAACTTGAACGCCTGCTTCAAGAGGAACGCGAACGGATCAAAGCCGAGCAAATGGCTCTTGAGGAAGAGAGACAACAACGTGAAGAATTGCAACGGGATTATGAATATGAAACGGAACTTCGAAAAAAGTTTCAGGATGATCTCATTAAGGCCCAGGAAGCAGCTGCAAAGGTACCGACACAGGGAACAGCAGAAAGCAAAGCCAAAGCGGTTGATCTTCGGAAGGCCGAGAAGGCTCTGTCCGAATCACAGCAGCGTATAGCCGCACTTGAGGCAGATATGAAGGCAAAGGAAGAAGAACTGAACGCGAAGGTCGAAGCAGCCGTCAAGGAACGCGAAAAAGAAATGGCTGAGCAAGTACGAAAGCGCGAAGAGGAAGCTGCCCAGCAGGTGGCCGAGCTCCAGGAACAACTCCGAAAGAACAACAATACAGCGGCGATTAAAGCGAAGTTACACTTCGATGCATTGGTTGGCGATTTTAAAGAACTCATCGGGCTGTCGCCTTGCTGGAGAACGAAGAACAGAAGAAAGCAATCTCGGAGCGGCTTGCCGCATTGTGTGACGATATGAAAGCAAAGCTGTGATGACTCGATGTTCTTCTTTTTCGAGCAGTTCATGAGTGGACAAGTCTGCGAGATCATCAAGAATGATCCTCGCCATGGTACAATGCCCAAACTGTTTCCGGATCGCATAGGGGAACGAATTGTTATCGCTAAAATAGTCGGTGACTATGCCTGGTGCCATGACGACAAGCCTGTTAAGTACAGGATTAATAAAAACGGTAAGAGAGTTGTTGAATTTGATCCTCGATGCGTGACGTCGCCGTATCCTCTTGATCAGTTAAAGGCAATCAAATGAAAAGTAGGAGGTAAGGCATGAAAGCCATAACCATAATCCAACCATGGGCGACCCTGATCGCCCTTGGTGAAAAGCAGTTCGAAACGCGAAGCTGGTCTACGAAGCACCGTGGCGAGTTGGCGATCCATGCTGGCAAGAAGATCGACCGGGAAGCGTGCCAAACGGAGCCGATTCGGTCCACGCTGGCAAAGCACGGATATACGGCGGACAATCTGCCAACCGGGGCTGTTGTGGCAATAGCGAATATGAAAGACTGCTTACAGTCAGTAGATACTTGGACAGATGGATATGTTCTCGAAAATGGTTCTTTTGTTTATACCCCAGAATATGAGTTTGGTGATTTCACGCCTGGCCGGTATGGATGGCAGATGTCAAATGTTCAGCAGCTGAGAGAGCCGATCCCGGCTAAGGGGCAACAAGGGCTGTGGAATTGGGAGAAGACTTCATGAAACATGCTGAATGGAAATTAGAAACCGTTTGGGTGGCGCGCGATGAACAAGGGAATATCATCCGCGCTTCGGACTACTCTCCAGGCGAGCTCTTACAACAGGCCGAGGAACTGCGCCAAAAGGCGAAAGGGGAATATGTGAGATGAGGAAGCTTCTCATTGATGAAGGAAAACAAGTATTAAAGAGTTTGAAGGCTGAACATTTGCACCATGAGGCAGAAATTGTTGCTTCGATGGTTCAGGAAATTGAGGATGAATACCGTAAAAGTTCGGCTCGATCAAATCTGAAAAAAGGCGATGCTGTTGTTATGCATACCTGCATGGAAGCAAGTCTTCCTAAATATTCTGGACGGATATGGACTTGTAGAACGGACGCCTTCCGATCCAAGGGACATGATTACGATACTGTTTTTCTGGAAGGGTTCAGCGGAAGCTTCTCAGCCGAATTTCTTCAAAAGGTCGATGTATCAGCAATAATTGAACCTTTCATTGATTCAACTGCCGGTGAACTCGCTGCTGCGGAACGTAACTGGAGGGAAAAAGGAGAAGAGAACAGAAGACTTCGATTCGTTCTAGACGAAACCCGGAGTATTCTTGGCAATGCTTATGAGTTGGGGGACCTCCATACGCCATTTGAAGGAGCTATTGAGAGTATTCTAGACCGGATCGAGCGAGCCCTTGCAGGTCGTTGGCTAAAGGTCGGGGATACAGTGTCTATCCTTTCATCCGGAATAACGGGGGTTTTAGCGGATATTCAATATGAACATGATCGTTATCAATTCAAACATATAAGCGGCTGGATGTATGGCATTTCAGATCTGGTTGGTAAAGAAGGTGAAGCGGCATGCCAAGAATGACAACTCAAGCTGAGATCCGACAAAGCATCCTAGATCTCCGAAGAATCTATAGTAATCTGTCCGACCAGAAGTTTTCCGTATGGTACAGCAAAAAATACAAGGTTAAAGCAAATGAAGTATATAACATCATCCAGCAGGAGGGGAGAGCTAATGCCTAACGATGCAGGCAGGTATTCGAAGGAAGAAGTTATTGCCTCGGGGTTGCCCTACTACATCCCAAAAAGCAAACGCTGGACTCAGACGCCGTATCCTTTCGCGATTCTAATCTCAAAATCCCGGTGCGAACGTTTCGGGATGCCGATCTTAGGCAGTGGTCGAGAGAGGCCTTCAGCGTTTCTCTACTCAGCTAGTGCAGGCACAGGGACGGAGGATCGAAAGCATAGATACATTCCATTGTACGACCGCACAGATGCCCTGTCGGGGGATGAGTCCATCAGGCTCTATCCCCACGAAATCATGAAACCGGGTGATTAACATGAACTACATCGCAGAACTGAACGCCTTCATCGATTGGCTCGAAATAAATCCGTTGGAGCCAACCACACAAACTTTGTGGATGCATTTAATGGCCATCGCAAATAAGAGTGGTTGTCCAGAGTGGTTTACAGTAGCCAATCCCCTGTTACAGGCAAAGGTAGGCGTCACAGAAAACACCTTGATCAAACATCGAAATTATCTGGTTCAAAAAGGCCGGATTGAATATAAGTCGCAAGGGAAACAAAAGGCCGGAAGGTATAAAATTATCCACTTTACCTCAGATATTGCGGTAAACCATGAGGTAAAAGGTGAGGCAAACCATGAGGTAAACCGTGCGGCAAAAGGTTCAGCGTTATTAAAAGATCTTAATTCTTCTTCTGCTTCTTCATCTTCATACGAATCGTATTATGCGGCACACAACCGAGTCTTCGGATTCGATTGTAATCCACACCAAAGCAAGCTGCTGGGAAGTTACATTGACCAAGATGGTATGGAAGAGGCGGTTGTGATACGGGCGATTGAACGGGCTGGCGCGGCGTCAACGGGATACAACTTTAATCTAATAATCCGTATCCTTGACGATTATTTTCATTCCGGTGCTATCAAATTGGAGCAGGCTGTTGCACTAGATCGTCAATTCGATCAGAGAAAACGAAACGAAAGAGCTCCGGCATCTACACCGGCTAGAAAAGCCAAGATTCACAGTTTTGCAGATCTAGCGAAAGGAGCAGCCGTCCATGACGCTTGAAGAGATCGGAAAGCTTTTTGATACCATCGTGGATTATTATCCATCCTTCAACGGGGATCTAAAGAAAATGCAGAACTGGCTAACCACGTTGAAGAATGTTTCCCTGGAGGTGGCTATCAGGAACCTCCATGAGTACGCGAGCGACCCAGACAATAAATACCCTCCACATCCCGGTGCACTGGCAAGCAAACGAACAGAGGCCGACCGTTACCACGAAATGATGCGCCAGAACGGAGCACAAACCGTCAAGAGCTACAGCCAATTACGCGAAGGTGTCACTCCACCAACCGAAGAACAACGCAGAAAGGTGCGTGAATTACTTGGATAAATCACTTTTACCAAACAGCATGGTTTCCGAGCAAGCTACGCTCGGGGCAATCATGGTCGATCCCAAAGGCTTCATCCATGTATCAGATTTACTTCTTCCGGATTACTTCTTTTCGGATCAGCACCGAATGATTTATGAATCCATGCTGGAACTCGACGACGAAGGAAAGGGAACGGATCTCGTCAATGTGGTGGGTCGCCTACAGGAGAAAAAGCAAATCGAGGATGTGGGGGGCGTTAGCTATTTATCTAAGCTGTCACGAGCGGTGCCGACTTCTTCATCTGCTGAGATCGGCAACTATGCGGAGGTTATTAAAGACCGATATTTGCAGCGACGAACCATCATTGAGTTGGAACATCAGCTCGCTGCTGCATGGGAGGCCGATACCGGTCAACAAGCTATAGCTTACTTCCAAGCAGCTGCCAGCGTGTTGTCAGATAAAGCAGCGAAGCCGAAGGAATTCCGCACGATGCGTGAGGTTGCGATGGCGGCTTTCGATCTTTTGGAATACCGATATGTGAATTCAGGGAATGAAGTAACGGGTATACCTTCAGGATATCCGGATTTGGATCGCATGACTTCAGGATTTCAAAACTCAGATTTAATCATTGTTGCTGCGCGTCCATCAGTTGGTAAAACGGCATTCGCCTTGAATATTGCTCAAAATGCAGCTGTACAAGCTGGAAAAAAGGTCGCGTTGTTCAGCCTGGAGATGTCAGTTGAACAATTAGCCCTTCGGATGATGAGCGCCGAACAGCATATAGACGCCAATCGCATGAGAACCGGCTTTATGCGACCAGAGGATTGGGAAAGGGCTACCCAAGCTGTTGTAACGTTAGGGAATTCGAATTTATTCCTGGACGACTCTTCTTCATTGACAGTAATGGAGATTATAAATAAATGTCGGAGGCTCAAAGAAAAATTCGGACTGGATATGATCGTCATTGATTACCTTCAGCTGATTTCAGGCAACGGACGCACTGAGAACCGTCAGCAAGAAGTGTCCGAAATATCTCGGAAATTGAAGCAGCTGGCCCGAGAACTGAATGTGCCGGTCATTGCTTTGTCCCAGCTAAGCCGAGCAGTTGAACAACGAGCAGACAAACGGCCGATGTTATCCGATCTTCGGGAATCCGGATCGATTGAGCAGGACGCGGACATAGTGGCCTTCCTGTACCGGGATGACTACTACGACAAGGAATCCGAGAAGAAGAATATCATCGAAATCATTATAGCTAAACAGCGGAACGGACCGGTTGGTACGGTCGAGCTAGTGTTCCAAAAGGAATACAACAAGTTTCTTAATCTTGAGCGTCGGCATGAAAGGGCAGGGTAACTATGGACACCAGAATTATTGTTAAGTCGGTCATCCCTCATATTGGAACCGTACAGATGGTTAAAGCTATGAAGCAAGTGTTTGACCAATATGACGTGTGTAAGAGGACACCAGGTAATCCAGAACGAGAAGATTATGTGAGAGAAATCGAGGATGCTGTGAACCGACTGTCGGATAAAGAGAAAGAGGTCATTAAAGAGCGATACATGGTTGACTCATACCGCATGGATTATCAGGTCTATAACTTTCATTTAACAAAGCCAATATCGAAAGATACTTTTACCAAGATTCGAAATAATGCATTTGCGAAATTGTACATCTCATTAAGTGACAAAGGGATACTGAAGATACAGGGGGGAGGACGGGACAGTGATACATGACTTGGGAGCAGCAAGTTTACAGAACTATAAGATGTCGTTGAGAATCGCAGAACGAGCATATCGACTAGCTCATAAACGGGCAGATGCCGACGATAAGAAAGTAATCTCCGGCATGATCAGCGATTGCGAATATATCATTGAATGGCTTGAAACCGGACGGCGACCAGGAAATAAACGAGGCATTGAACGTCGGGCGGCATACCAACGCGAAAAGCTGGTTGATCCGTTAAGAATGCAGGCATATGTAAGAAACACTAAAGCCGGTGGTCCGAGCAACCTCAGTGATTGGGAGAGATTTCAGATTGAGGATGCATTATCGAGGCTTTCTGAACGTGAACGTGATTGCTATACGATGGCGCACGGTGAATGTTTTTCATTTCAAGAAATCGCTGACTTCTTGGGGATATCGAAAGGGACTGTTGAAGAATACATTGAACGAGCACAACGAAAAATTTCAGAGGATCTTCAATCAAGCCTATTCCTTATCGGATAGGCTCTTTTTTTGTCTTACGAAAGCCACCTATAGATGAAAGCTATAAATGATTGAACACTTATAGTTTTCAATTTTCTTCATAACCTTTTGCCGCTCTCTTATGAGGGCGGTCCTTTTTAAGAGAGGGGAAATTAAATTGACTTGTATTGTTGGTCTTGAAGATGACGGAAAAGTATTTATTGGTGGAGATAGCGCCGGGGTGGCTGGATTGAGTCTTATGATTCGAGCAGACGAGAAAGTATTTACTAAAGGGGAATTCCTCTTTGGGTTTACTTCTTCTTTCCGTATGGGGCAGTTGCTTCGATATAAGCTAGAGATTCCTTATCACAAACCTGAAATGGGCAATTACGAATATATGGTAAGCGAATTTGTAGAGGCCGTCAGAAAATGTTTGAAAGCCGGAGGATATGCTCAGGTTGTCAATTCCGAAGAATTTGGTGGGAAATTTCTTGTTGGCTATCGAGGGGAGCTGTTTGTAATCGAGGGAGATTACCAAGTTGGTCGTCCAGAATGCGGTTATCATGCAGTAGGTTGCGGCGATGATATCGCGAATGGCAGTCTCTTCACCAGCGGCCGCAATTTCGATATGAGTCCGAGTGAAAGGGTTCGAGAGGCTTTGAAAGCAGCTGAACAGTTCAGTGCAGGCGTACGAGGTCCATTTCGAGTGGTGAATACGTCGTGAAAATTGGCAAAGTGATTTCTTTTAGACGGAGGCAACCGAAACAATGCAAAGGTTGTATCTGGGGAGAATGGACGGGAACAAAACAGTTTTGCGGCAGAGTAATATGCCAACGTACTGAAAATCAAGGAAAGGAATTGGTGACAGATGAACAATCAATCAGAGTCATTCGTTGAGAGTGTTCGAATAATCGTTCAAAAGCTCGTGCAAAAAATCAGAGAGTTTTTTTCGGAAGTCATGGATCTTGTAAGGCGAAGCCCAATCTTTAAATCACTCATGAATGTTTGTATCATTCGTCACCGAAAAAAGCTTTTTAGAGATTTCTTTCAAGAGGTTCCGTCAGTGAAGGTGTATCGAAGTCAGATTTACTTACGGCCAATTCCGGCCAGAGCTCGAAGTCGTTGTTAATTCGATCAAGGAGGGTTTGATTATGAATGAGTCGCTGAACAAGAGTGGTCTTGAATCTGGAGGAATTGCAAAGGGCGAAACACTATCTATCGATGCACCAGAGATGACGATTCCCATTACGAAGGAGGGGGCTGAAAGACTATCACGAGCGCGATTGGCAAGTGTTCTTTCACCTGCGCCAACCATTGAACAGAGACTTATGGCCGCATTGGGTGACGAGTATTCGTACCAGGTCGTTTATTACAACCGGAGTGAAGGGGCGACAAGCGCCATTCAAAAGATCGTAAAAGCACAGACATCGATCATCGTGGCTGGAGTTCATGGAAATAAAGATAACTATCGTAGGGCAGGAATTCCGTACAAGGATTATCGAGAATTGTTTGCTCGTTTAAGCACTCCATTATATTTAAGAAATGCTGAAGCTGTCATTCTCGATATTGTCCCTGAAAGTGAGCTAAGGAAAATAAGAGCAGCCGTCTTACCATTTGTAAGGAAACTGATTGTTTTAAAAAGCATCTGAATAAAAGGTATCTAAACGAGATATTCCCAAACGCTTGGGAATTTGTGAGGTGGTGATATGAAATATGTTCAACCGATAAGGGACAAGGAGATTATTGAAGATATCAAGAGACGGCTCCTGTTGAATGAAGATAAACGAAACTACATGTTATTTGTTATCGGTATCAATGTAGGGTTTAGGATATCGGATATCTTACCATTACGAGTAAGGGATTTGAAAAGGCCGTTACTTTACATTACGGAGAAGAAGACCAGGAAACAAAAAGCGTTTGAAATGAACCCAACAATCAGACGTGAACTGCTAGCATTGGTAAAGGATCGCCCAGACGATGAGTTTCTGATTAAGAGTCGTGAGGGAGTTAATAAACCATTAAGCCGATCCATGACCTATAAGATCATGAGAGCAATCACAGAGGAATATAAGCTCGAAGGCATTGGGAACCACACGCTCAGAAAAACTTACGGGTACCATTTCTACAAAGAAACCAAAGACATAGCCATGCTTCAGAAGATATTCAATCATGCAACGCCTGATATTACATTGAGATATATCGGAATTGCTCAGGACACAATCAACCTCGCAACGAAGCGCTTTAAGTTGTGAGTTATCCATAAATTGCACATGACGAACTGGTAAAGGTGAAGTATCACAAAGCCTTGATAAACAAGGGGTTTAGGCCACTCTATGAGTTCTCCAGAATATAAGATAAGGATAACTCAGAGGGTTAAAACAGGTGCGGCATAGGTTTAATGATATAGAAGAAGCTGAGAGCCCTTTTGTGGCGCGGCCTCACGGATTTTTGAGTCACGGGTCCTTCCCAGGGGGTGGGTGCCTATGCGGGTACGAGTGAGCCCGGCATTCCACCGAATTTTATAAAAATTGCACACTATGCATTGTGCAAAAAGGAGGGGGTTATATGGGTGGAAAAGTGAGAGCGAAAATGATCGACGGAGCCTTATGTATCGCGACTTCTGAGCTTTGCGAAGTGTTCAATGTTCACCGCAATACGATTGCACAATGGGAGCGAAACGGAATGCCCAAAAAGGCCCGAGGATGGTACTCGTTAAAAGACACCATCAAATGGGTGACGGATAACCGGGGCGTGAAGAAGAATCCCGACGACGAAGAAGGTATGACACTATCCCAACAAAAGCTGAAATATGAAGCGCAGCTGAAAGAGCAGCAGGCCGAAGCGGCAACTTTAAAAAATGCTATCTCCAAAGGTGAATACATTAGACGAGAAGACGTTGTGAGTGAGCTCCAGCGTTTTTTTATTTCCCTTCGACGATCTATGGGAGGATTCAGCCGCAAGCTTGCAATGGAGATTTCGCCGTATCTGGAACCTGAACAAGTTCGCTTAATCGAGCAGAACATTGCTGATACCACAAACGCCGCATTGCTTCAGCTGTCTGTCCGAGGTGTGTACGATGCCAAAAAGGACTGATGAGCAATGGCCGGAATGGTTGTACGCTGGCCTTGACGTATTGCGGCCACCAGAAAAGCTAACAGTTTCAGAGTGGGCTGATCGCAATCGAATTCTTGATGAGAGATCCGCCGAGCCTGGCCCGTGGAGAACGGACCGAACGCCGTATCTTCGCGGTATCATGGATGCATTTACCGATCCACGGATTGAGGAAATCATTTTTGTGAAACCGACTCAGGTCGGCGGTACCGAAAGCCTCAACAACATGTTCGGGTACACCATTGCGCAAGATCCAAGCCCGGCTCTTATCGTTTATCCGATGCTCGATTTGGCCGAGTTCACTTCCAAGAACCGGCTTCAACCGATGATCAGACTAAGCCCAGCTCTGAATGAGCGATTTAAAGAAGAGGACAGCAAACTGCTGGAGCTTCAGTTCAACGGGATGTATGCCGTTATCGCAGGCGCGAACAGTCCAGCGTCACTTTCTAGCCGGGCTATTCGATATTTGTTCATGGATGAGGTGGACAAGTACCCGAAAAATTCAGGGAAAGAGGCTGATCCGAGGGCGTTGGCACGGGAGCGGACCAAAACTTTCCCGTTTAACAAAAAGATCATGCAGACTTCCACGCCGACGCTGAAAGGCGGGCCGATTTGGCAAGCTTGGTTGACGGCGGATGTTCGTATGCATTATTACGTTCCTTGCCCGCATTGTGGTCATTTCCAGACCTTCAAGTATAAGCAGATTATTTATAACAAGAGTTTGGACCGCGAGAAAATCAAGGAAACAGCCCATTACCAGTGTGAACATTGCGAGCAAATCATTCGGGACGCACATAAACCTTCCATGCTGCGCGGCGGTGAGTGGCGAGCAGAAGACGGCTCCACAGTTCCAGGGATTAAAACGGGCTTTCATTTAAATGCGATCTATAGCCCTTGGCTTCGATTTGGTGAAGTAGCGTATGAATTTGTATCTTCGAAAAATTCGCCAGAAGAGTTTATGAATTTTATTAACTCTTGGCTGGCGGAACCTTGGGAAAATACGCAAGTCAAACTGAGTAGCAGCAAGGTGCTCAGTAAGGTTAGCGGCTATGAAGAGGGTGTTGTTCCTGATCGAACAATTCTATTAACTGGCGGGGTTGACGTGCAGAAGGACCGGTTTTATTACACGATCCGGGCCTGGGGTGAAAAAATGGAGAGCTCAAATATTCGCCATGGTGTCGTTGAAACTTGGGCGGAGATTGAAGATGCAATGAACATCTCCTATTTCACCAAAGACGGGACCGAATACTTTGTGAATCTTTGTGCCGTGGACTCCGGATACAACGCCGATGATACCTATGATTTTTGCGCTCAGAATCCGGAATGGGCTGTTGCAATCAAGGGTTCGAATACGCCTTTGCGAACAAAGTATACCCTGACAAAGATTGACCGGGCGGAGCGTGGCGTTTTTGGCCTGTCTCTTTATCTCGTAGATGGCAGTTACTATAAAGACTTTATAGCAGGCCGGTTAAATCGAGAAGAGGACGGCCCTGGTGGCTGGTATGTATATATCGATTGCGATGAGGATTACGCGGAGCAAATCACGGCTGAAGAAAAGGTAACTGAAAAGCATGGAAAGCGGGAAATCGAAGTATGGCGCAAGAAAACAGCCCATGCGGATAATCACTACCTCGACTGTGAAGTATATGCCGCATTCGCGGCGGATTGTTTGGGTATCCGGTATATGCGGTATGAACAGCCGCCTGAGAAGAAAGCGGCAGGAAGTGAAAATGTCCCGGCAAAGCCTGCGAATAACAATTGGGTAGGGGGTGGAGGTTCATGCTATGACGCCACTGGAAAGATTGGAACAATTGAATATTGAATTGGCCGAGGTACGCGCAGCCATTAGCGCAGTACTGCGAGGGGCGCAAGAATACCGAATCGGGAGCAAATCATTCCGCCGTGCGGACCTTGGCTTGTTATACGAGGAACGGACACGTCTCGAAAGAGAAATCGCCGATATCGAAAACGGCGGGATGTTCCGAGCAGTTTACTTTGAAGGGAGGTGATGAATCTGAATTGGCTAGAACGGTCCATTGCCACGGTCAGTCCGCAATGGGCATATAAACGAATGGCTTGGCGGTCGGCGGTGTCTGCTGCCTTTGATAGTGGAAACACTGGTCGATTAAATCGCAACTGGAATCCAGGCACGGAAGGCTTTGATAATATTACCCAAGGGGAACGTACGCGAATACGTTACCGAGCGCAAGACTTGGAGCGAAACAGCGACATAGCAGGGGCTATCTTATCCGCATTAGAGCGAAATGTGGTTGGTGGAGGCATGATGCTTCAGGCTAAAATTCCACATTCCAAGCCTGGAAATCAAAATGGCGAGATGAACCAAAAAATCGAAGACCTTTGGGAAGAGTTTTGCAAAGCGGAGAATATCGACATTACTGGTACGCAGTCTTTGGATGAAATTGAAGAAACCTTACTCCGACGTTACTATGTGGATGGCGGGATCTTGGTCGTTAAAGTTTACACGAAGGACGATAAATTTCCTTTTAAAATCCAAGTTCGGTCAGTAGATGATCTGAACACCTTGAATACGATTGTTCCGGGAGAGAACGGGAATCGGATTGTGGAAGGTATTGAGATAGACCAGTACAACAAACCTATCGCCTATCATTTCAAGAAATTAGACGGCCAATCGCTACTACCTGGAGAAAGTGTCCAGATCGAGGCGAAGGACGTCATTTTTTTATTCAAAAAAAATTCCCCGAAGCAGGTTAGAGAAATTTCGCAACTCGCGACAGCCTTGCCACGGATTAAGGATGCTAACCAGTTTATTGAAGCGGTATCCATTAAGGAACGGGTGTTGGCATGCTTGTCGGTCTTTATTAAGAGGGATACTCCTTCAAGTGGTGGCCCTGGTCGTGGAATGGGACAAGTCGCAGCGGTGATCGCAAGGATTACAGTGGAATGACACTAGCACCAGGCATGATTGGCGAGCTAAATCCGGGGGATGATGTGCAAACAGTCATACCGGCAGGGCAAGCATCCAATACCCGAGAGTTTATTACAACGCTGGTCCGTTTAGCATCGGCGGGTATTGGGCTAAGTTATGAAGCTGTTTCCCGTGACTTATCACAAGTCAATTACTCTTCTGCCCGACAAGGGCTGATCGAGGACCGTAAGCTGTACCGAAAGCTTCAGAAAATGTTGATTAAAAAAGTTTTGACCCCGATCTATCAAGAATTTTTGGATGTAATGCATCTGACGGGCCAGCTGGATTTTCCGGATTACTTCAAAAATCGGAAAGAGTATGGTACTCATGTTTGGATACCGCCCGGTTATAACTGGATCGATCCAGGGAAAGAAGCTAACGCCAACAAAACGGCGCTGGAAAGCAATCAGGACACGCTTGCGCGAATTTGTGCGGAACGGGGTGAGGATTGGCGTGACGTTTTGAAACAGCGGGCAGCAGAACGAAAATATGAAAAAGAATTGTTAAAGGAGGATGAAGGTGAAGGACAATCAGAAGATGCCGACGATCTTGACGAGGACGAGAACTAAAGAGCCGTCAACGTTAACGCGCACCTTAACCTTTCAGCGTGACACGGTTAACGAATCGGATCGCACCGTAGAGCTCTCGTTTTCGAGCGAAGCGCCATATGAGCGTTATTTTGGCTCCGAGATTTTAAGCCATGATCCGGAAGCGATTGACCTGACTCGACTTGAGGAAGTCGGCGTTTTGCTGTTTTCTCATGGCCGGGATGCGAAATACGGACGGATGCCAATCGGCAGCGTTGAAAAGGTCTGGTTAGATAGCTCGCAGCGGAAGGCTCGGGCGCTTGTCAAATTCGATGATGATGAAGATAGCGACCGGGTATTTCAAAAGGTACTCAAAGGGATTATTAAGGGCGTCTCCGTTGGATATTCCGTTAGCAGCTGGGAAGAGGTGAAAGCGGGTAAATCATCGGCCAATGGACGTTTTACAGGCCCGGCCTATGTGGCTTTGAAGTGGCAACCATTTGAAATCAGTGTTGAGCCAACGCCAGCTGATCCATCGGTCGGCGTAGGAAGAAGTCATAATGATGAAAGCGAGGATGAAGGAATGAAGGGATTAAAAATGCTGGCGTTGGCCGCACAAGGATTGATGCATGCACCAGACACAGGAGCGGGAGCGGGTGGAGGAAGTTCGGCACCTGAAGGCGGTGAACGCGCTGGGGCTCCGGCAAACACACCTCCTGGAATCGATGCAGAGGCATTGAAACGCCAGGCTATGGAGGCAGAGCGTTCCAGAGTTTCAGATATTTCGCAACTGTGCCGGGATTTTGGCTTGGATGCGGACAAGTTCATTCGGGATGGTAGCACTTTGGAAGCGGTCAAAGATGCGATTTTGACCAAGCAACGGGAGAGCCATGCGCCGCATCCATCCGGCATTGAATTCGGGGCAGAAGATCAAGACAAATTCCGGGCCGCTGCTACTGATGGATTGTTGATGCGTGCCGGTCGTTCGGTAGTGAAGCCAGCAGCGGGCGCGCCCGAGCTCCGGTCCATGCGTATGCGGGATTTGGCTGTGGAGTGCTTGCAACGTGCAGGTATTCAAGGAGCACACCGGATGAGTGACGAGGAATTGTTGAAGCGGGCTTTGTCTCCGGATACGACATTCCAGTCGATTCTATCCAATGCAGCAAATAAAACACTTTCTCAGGCTTATCAGGAAGCACCGACCACCTTCCAATATTGGACGGGCAAGGGTTCGAACTCCGACTTTAAAGCAGCTGAACACTATCGGATTTCAGAAGCGGGCGAATTGCAACATACACCACAAAATGGCCTCATACCATATGATTCGCCAATGAAGGACGAAAAAGTGACAAAAGCAGTGCTGACATACTCCGAGAGATGGGGCTTTACTCGTGAAGCGTTTATTAATGACGATTTGAGTGTCTTGAATCGAGTCCCAGCTGCTTATGTCATTGCAGCCAAGCGCGGCATTAACAAACTGGTGTATAAAATGTTAGCCACAAATCCACTCATTTTTGATGGCAAAAATTTGTTCAGTACAGACCATAACAATCTAGGTACCGCTGGTGCTATCGGGACAACTACCATGAGCGAAGGACGCAAAAAGATGCGTACACAGAAAGGAATTCGGAATGAAGCAACTTTGAATATTGCTCCGAAGTACTTGATCGTTCCGGCTGAGCAGGAAACGGCAGCACTTCAATACAACAGAAGTGAATCTGATCCAGAAGGCAAACACAGCGGTGTAACAAACGTGTTCCGTAACTCCATGGATATCATCGTGGATGCGGAGCTGGATCAATATTCCGAGTTTGCTTGGTATTTGGCTGCTGATCCGAATATTGCGGATACCGTTGAAGTCACTTACCTGCGCGGCCAGGAAGAACCGACGCTCGAAACGGATATTCCGTTTGATCGTTTGGGCATGGATTTCCGAATCTACTTTGATTATGGTGTCACGATCTTGGACAGCCGTGGACTCTTCAAAAATCCTGGGGAAACCCCAACTGCTCCATAAGAAGGAGGAAACACACAATGAAATTAAGAGAACCTTTAAATTTTGCGGGTCGGCTGTATGATGCGGGGGAGAGTGTGAAAGGCCAGCTCCCCCTCGACATGATCGAGGCTTTGCGAAATAATAACAAATTGGATGAAGGAGCAGATGAGACGGAGGCGGAAGCCATTGATCAAACCCAAGGTGATATCAATCCGGACAATAACGGAGGACTTGCCGACCTTGGCAACCTCCCGATTGTTGGCAATACAATCATTTCTCCTGAAGACTTCAAAGAGTTGTCTGCTCCTGATCAAAAAGATCGCCTCAAGGCTTTGGAGATCGAGCCAGCCAGCAAGGCAGAGGACCGTCTTGAGCAATATGAAACTTGGTATTTTGAACAGGTCGCCAACGCCGACCCGAATGCCCAATGAGTTTCTTTCAGGAGCAATTGGAGCGGGATGCACGAAACGTCTTTCTGAATCCGGAAGAGTTCGGCACGCCGCATATCGTGAATGGCCGTGAAATGATCATTGTCATCGATGAAGATCAATTGCAGCACCGAAAATCCAGCGCTTCAAATCCAACAGATGGGGTTTATAACGCTACTCTTCTCTTTTACGCCTTGAAATCAGACTTCGAAAAGCGGCCCGTTACGGATTCGTCCATACGTATAGATGACCGAATCTTCAGGGTTTCGGATGTACAGGAGGATGAAGTCATGTATACCATTACACTCAAGCGTGCTGGATCATGATTACGATAGATGCCGACAAGCTGAAAGAGGTTGAGAAGCGATTAAGCCAGTATCCGAAGCAAGCACCAGTCGTCCTATCCAGGGCGCTAAATCGGACGGCAACCAACGTAAAATCCAATGCCTCAAAGAAGGCACGCGAAATCTATAGAATCAAAGCCCAGGACGTAAACAAATCCTTCAAGATCAACCGGGCATCGCGAAACAATTTAGGGGCTTCGGTGGTTTCGACTGGCGGGAGCATCGGGCTTGAGAAATTTAAAACCAACGCTCGGGAACCATCCGCGAAGAAACCACGGGCTTTTAAAGCTGCTGTCAAAAAACAGGGTAGTCTGAGAACGATTCTACGGGGGTTTGTCGCCAATATCAGTGGCGTTAAGGTGTTCCAGCGTACAAGCAAGAAAAGACTTCCTATACAGCGCCTATTCGGCCCTCCGGTGCCTCAAATGGTAGATAACCCGGAAGTACGTCGATTTATCGATGAACAGGCCATGGAAACCTTCGAAAAACGTTTGGATCATGAGATTAAAAGAGTCATGGAGGGGAACTGATGGCTACTCCCTATCTACTGCAAAAAGCCTTGGTCGAAGAGATCAAGGTTCTTTTTGCTGGTTATGAAACCGAGAACGCGGCCGGGAAACTGGTCCCGTTAAATGTTTATCCTCAATCGCTGCCAGAAAAGACGGATGAAGAGGATTCGGCGCATTTTCCCTATGTAGTGGTGCGAATCGTGGATGGAGGCATCCCGAGTGAGGAAGTAGCGGCATCCTGCCGAATGGTAATCGTGATGGGGATCTATGATGACAATCCGGATTATCAGGGAAATAAGACGGTTCTGAATATCTTGCAGCGGATTCAAACGCATTTGTTGGCTAAACGAATCATTGACGGGAAGTACGCAATTCAGTATCCGTACAACTGGCAAATTTATGATGACGAAGACCTGCATCCGTATTATTTCGGCGGAGCAGAAACCAATTGGACCCTGCCAGCGGTTCAACAGGAGGTAGATGACGATGAATGAAATCCAAGAAGAAGCATTGAATCCGAAAGTCGATAAGCCGCCACGGAAGAAGAAAGAAAACCCGGAATCGGACAAATCGCCAAACGCTTGGGAATATGAGACGGCCGTTATCTATGTTGGCCCTACCATTCCGAAGCTGGCGAGATATACAACTTTCCGAGCAGGATTTCCCCGCCCCATTCAAAAGTTGATGGAGCGAATTCCTGAGCTCAAAGGTTTATTTGTTCCCGTTCCGGAGTTTCACAAAGTACGGTTACAAACAGAAACGGTAGGCACGCCGTTACATGCGGCCTATCAAGCGGTATTGTCCGCTCAGACGCAGAAAGGAAGTGTTTAACGTATGGCAGAACGTCATGGTGTTTATATCACAGAGGTTCCAGCATCGGTTCTAACGCCTGTGTCGCCACTTGCAACAGTGCCAGTCGTGTTTGGTACAGCCCCGATTCATTTATCAAAACTGGCATCCCCACCGGTGAATGTGCCTTATTTGGCTGAGACGTGGGATCAGTATAAAGATGCGCTTGGGTATTTGGACGATTGGAAAAGCTATACCCTCTGTGAATTTGCGTATTCTCATTTTCAGTTGTACAAGCAGTCCCCGGTTGTTTTTGTTAATACGCTGGACCCTGAGAAGCACAAGGAATCAGTTTCGCCTTCGCCTGTATCGTTGACAAGTGGTATTGGAACGATCAAAGAATCAGGCATTCTGGCAAACACGGTCAAAGTAACATCTACCGGGCAGACGCCAACGGATTACGCACTTGGAACCGATTATACCCTGACGTATAACGCATCCGGGCATCTGATCCTAACGGCTAAGTCAGGAGGGGCGATGGCTGGTGCCAGTTCGGTCAACGTCGGATATGACAAGCTCATGCCGGGGAATGTGGATACTGCTGATATCGTCGGCGGAACAGATGGAGTTACCGGAACTGTGACTGGCCTTGAAGTATTGAAGCAGGTGTTTCCTCGTTTGGGAGTAGTTCCCGGCCTAGTTTTATCACCGGGCTTTTCTCATGATCCGGTTGTAGGTTCGGTCATGACCGCAAAAGCACGCAAGATTAATGGAAACTTCAACGCTCAAGCGATCACGGATCTTCCAGCGGACCAAACAGCAGCCCAGGTTGAGAAATGGAAAGAAGACAACCTGTACACGGATAAACGTCAGTTTAATACCTGGCCGAAAGTAACCAAATCCGGACGCACGTACTGGCTATCGACGCATCTGGCAGGCCTTATCTGCCAATTGGACGCCGAGAGCGATGGCGTGCCATTCCGATCCCCGTCGAATAAGTCGCTTCAGATTGACGGTATTGTGCTCGAAAATGGAACCGTCGTGGCCCTTGGTCCCGATGAGGCCGAGCTGATTAACGCGGAGGGTATTGTCACAGCCTTGAATTTCATTGGAGGTTTCCGTTCTTGGGGGAATCGGACCGGGGCATTCCCGGAAGCATTTGATCCTCAGAGCTCCTTTATTCCGGTAAGGCGCATGTTTGACTGGTGGAATAACACTGTTATCTTAACCCAATGGATGTATGTCGATGAACCGGCAAATAAACGCTTGGTTGAAGCAATCGTTGACTCGCTAAATATCCGATTGAACGGGTTACAAGCATCCGGTTACATTCTGGGTGGCCGGGTCGAGTTCAATAAAGAGGACAATCCAAAAGAGTCCACAATGAACGGTAAATTGAAATTCCGGACGTATTTAACACCGCCATCTCCAGCGCAAGAGTTGGAGTTTTTGGTGGAATATGATGCAGAATACTTGTCTGCAATTTAGGAGGGATACCCTTGGCTGGGAAACAAATACCTGAAAAATTAAATAACTTCACTGGATATCGAAATGGTACTGAGTATATGGGCGTCGCGGATGTGGATCTTCCAGATTTGGAGTCATTGTCCGAAACGGTTAGTGGTGCTGGCATTGCGGGTGAAGTGGAGAGTCCGACGATTGGACAATTTGGGTCAATGACAGCGACTATTAATTGGCGTGTGCTGGAGCGCTTGAATTTCAAGTTAGCCCGGCAGGAAGCTCAGCATATTGATTTCCGCGGGTCTATTCAAACTTTTGACTCTGCGACGGGAACCTATCAACAGGTTCCCCTGAAAGTGACCATCCGAGGGCTCCCGAAAACGACACCTTTGGGAAGCCTCACGGTTGGTGGAACGATGGATAATTCAAACGAGTTGGAAGTTATTTATATCAAGATCATCTATAACGGTGAAACCGTAGTCGAAATCGATAAGTTTAACTTCATTTGCATTATTGACGGTGTGGATTATCTAGCTCAGGTTCGCGAGAATCTAGGGCTTTAAAAGGAGGAACAACGAATTATGGCAGAAAAAAAGACTGAAAGCCAACCGGTGAACAACGATAACGTTTACCAATTGACTCGACCAATCACCTTTGAAGGTGAGGAAATTAAAACCTTGAATCTGGATTTCGACACCTTGGGCGGGCACGAACTTATGAATTGTGCAAAATTAGCCCAAAGTATGAATCCAGAAGAGGTTCCAGTGTATCGAGCGCTGTCGATTAATTATCAGGTTGCGGTAGCAGCGAGAGCAGCGGGCGTTGCTCCTGATGTGATTTTGAACTTGAAGGCAAAAGACTTTACCCAAGTGACTCAAAGGGCTGCCAATTTTTTAATCAGGGAGGAATAAGCGGGGATATTGTTCAGGATCTACGAGAAACGGCAATCATCCTTTGTTCGCTTATTCCAGGTTCAACCTTAACGTTCTGGCTCAGCCAGCCGCTCAAAGATCTTGAGGGCTGGCTCGCAGCCTGTGAGAACGTCGAAAAACGAAAGAAGAATCAAAAACCGAGCCCAAATACCAGCCGTAAGGTGAAAGCAAGGAGGCGGGGCTAGGGATGGCTAGAACGTATGAAACGATATTTGCCTTGGGCGGACAAATTAGCCCGACGTTCAAAAAAACGTTCAAATCCGCCGGAGATGCAACAAGAGATGTAGAGCATGGTTTGCAATCGGTGAACCAAGAGGCGAAAGAAGCCCGAGGGGTATTTGGTAAGCTGGGCAAGGTAACAGGTGATTTCGGAAAGGCTCTTTACCGTGTTACACAGTATTCAGGTGCTTTTGCCCTTGTCCAAGGTGCGGCCGGATCTATCGGGGATCTAGCTAGTTCGATTACGGATTACCAAGACAGCATGAACCAACTTCAAGCCTCGACAGGGGCAAGCAAACAAGAGATGGCTGCTCTGTCTGGTTCGGTAAAGAATCTGTACAATCAAAACATCGGGGAAAACTGGACCGACTTGGCCGATGCGTTAAGTAAGGCGAAACAAGTCACGAAGGAAGAGGGCAAGGAGCTCGAAATGACTGCCCGAAATGCGATTGTTTTTCGGGATGTGTTCGGGGAAGAAATTCCGGAGTCGGTCAAAGCCTCAGATACGATGGTTAAAAACTTCGGGATTACGAGCGATCAAGCTTTTAACCTGATGGCTCAAGGTGCTCAAAAGGGTTTAGATAAATCTGGAGAGCTGCTTGACTCTTCAAATGAATACGCACCGCACTTTGCATCGCTGGGATTTTCCGCCGATCAAATGTTTGATACCTTCAGCGCTGGACTTGAGTCCGGCGCTTTTAATTTGGATAAAGTCGGTAAAGCTCAGCATTGCCGACTTAAAATCGCGGCATAAAGCAAGAAGGGTGAGATTCCTGACTTGAACCGAAGGCTGTCATGATGGCAGTCAGGGGCAGAGCATAGAGGGTGAAAAGATATAATCCCTCCACGAGACCGCGACACCGCAAGGTGAAAACATATGCCGAACTTGCAGGAAATCAACTGTAAGAGCCAAGGGATAAAAAGCCTTTGGGATAACAAAAAGGATGCGGTAAAAGAGTTTAATATCCGATCTAAGGATATGTCCAAAACTTCAGTCGAATCGTATCAGGCGCTTGGTTTAAATGCTGAAAAGATGTCCCAAACCTTTGCAAAAGGCGGGCCAGAGGCGCAAGCGGCTTTCAAACAGATTGTTAAATCCATTTCATCTATTGAAGATCCTGTGAAGAAGAACACAGTGGGTGTTGGACTCTTTGGGACCCAATTCGAGGATCTTGAAAAAGATGTGGTTGCGGCCATGGGTACCGCCCGTAGTCAGTTTGACATGACCAAGGATACCATGGGCGAAATCACGGAAATTAAATATGATTCCGTGAAGTATGCCTTTCGGGGAATCGGTCGTCAGCTCATGACGACGTTCATCATGCCAATTGGCGATAAAGTGCTTCCGTTGCTTAATGATTTTAGTAATTGGTTTCAAGGAGCGATGCCCGGCATTCAAAGCTTTTTCGGGAAAATCGGTGGATCTATCGATAAGGTTTTTGGAGGTATTGGAAAAACCATTGGCCCGATCTTCGAGAGCTTATTCAGCGGTGATATCGGCGGGGCTGGGTTCAACTACGCAAAAATGCTTGGAATGTCCGATGGAGATGCAGCGGCGATTGGCAAAGGCTTTTCAGGTGTCTTCTCCGAAATCATGTCCTTGAAAGATCAGTTCCTTAAAGGCTGGGACAATGTAATGCCTCATATCAAGAGCATTATGGATTCCGGGAAGAAGATTTTTCAACAATTCGCTCCAGTCGTGGCGAAGGTCGCTATTGGGGTGTACCAGGCAGGTACGAAAATTGTTCGAGCCTTGTTACCCGTTGGTCAATATATCGGAGCCAAGCTTTGGCCGATAGCTTCCAAGGTGTTTGGATTCCTTGCTAATGATGTGGCTCCAGCTATCTCCCGTGCATTTTCCAGTATGGTACCGGTCTTTACTTCGGTGGCCGGAAAAATCGGCCAAACGATTTCCGCTGTGTTTACGGTAGTTAAACCGATCATTGACGGACTGGTTGGCGCGTTTAACTTTGCCTTCCCTGTGATTAAAGCCGTCGTCGTCGGAGCCATCGATACAGTGTCAGGTGTGTTCAATGGCTTAATGACGACACTTGGCGGGATCTTGGATTTTGTGAGTGGTGTGTTTACCGGAGATTGGTCGCTTGCATGGTCGGGTATTGTAGACACGTTTGGCGGGATATGGGCCGGGCTGAAAGCATTGGTCGCTGCACCGATCAATGCGGTTATACGCCTGGTGAACAAAGCAATCGAAGGTATCAATAATGTCAGCGTCGATATTCCGGATTGGCTAGGCGGCGGTACCCTTGGGTTTAACGTTGGCTTGATTCCGGAACTTGAAGGATTCGCCAAAGGCGGTATTGCAACCAAGCCTTCCATATTTGGTGAGGCTGGCCCCGAAATGGCGATTCCGCTGAACAACAAACCGCGTTCACATGCTTTGCTGGATAAGGCCAATCAGATTATGGGCGGACCTTCAGCAGCTGCGAGTTCCAACCCGATCTACATTACGTATGCGCCGAAAAACTATTGGAGTGGAGACGTCTCGAAGGAGAAGGCCCAAGAGATTACACGCATTCAGCATGATGACTTCGAGCAGCGTATGAAGAAATACACGAAACAAAAGCAAAGGGTGAGTTTTGCATGACGATGTACACAACCATACAGGGGGATACCTGGGACAGCATTTCCTTCAAGGTTTATGGTGAGGAAGAGCATGTTACCTATCTCATGCAAGCTAATCCGGAGTATATGCGTACAACCGTGTTTTCAGGTGGAATCACATTGATGATTCCACCTTACCCGGTTGGGCAATCCAGCAGTTTGCCACCGTGGAAAAGGGAGGGATAGAGCAGGGATGAAGACCATCGAGGCTAGACGTGCCGAGCTTATTTTGTCGTATAACGGATATGATCTTTCCTTAGATATCGCTAAGGACTTGCTTGATTTCACGTACACGGATGCCCCTCCGGGGGAGCTGGATGACCTTCAGATTAATTTGCAGGATCGAAACAATCTTTGGCAAAGTCCGGATCGGATGCCCTTACCTGGTGACAGTTTAAAGGCTGAAATCCGCACGCATCATTGGGAAAAAGAAGGGGAGGTAAAGAAGCTGCCGCTTGGTGAGTTTGAGGTTGATTCATTTCAATTAACCGGCGCACCGGACACGGTATCCATCAAAGGAGTTAGCCTGGGCGTAGGTTCAAGTATTCGGCAGGAGAAGCGCACCAAAGCATGGGAAAAAGCCACGCTAAAAACGATTGCAGGTGAGATTGCAAAACGGGCGGGTCTGAAGCTGAGCTATAACGCTCCTGTAAATCCAACGTATGACAGGCTGGATCAAACGGAGGTTTCCGATCTGGCGTTTTTATTTGAACAAGCTAAAGCTGAAGGGCTGTCCGTCAAAATATCGGGAAAGCAACTCGTGCTTTTCGATGATTTTGAATTCGAAAAATTGCCGGTGGTGGCTACATTCAAGCGTGGGAGAGATCGAATTCTATCCTATGATTTTAATTGGAGCTCGTCGTATGCATCCTATGTCGCTTGCGAAATTAGTTATTCCAAGGCTAAATCGAAGAAGACGATTAAAGTGAAGTATACGCCGCCAGGCGCTCCCAAAATCGGCCCTGTTCTCAAAATCAACGAACAAGTAGACAGCGAAGCGGAAGCACTCCGAAAGGCGAGGAATGCGCTCCGTGAGAAGAACCGGGAAATGGGCGAAGCCAGTTTGAGTGTGGTTGGCGATATTCGTATCGCTGCCGGGGTGACCATCCAGGTCGAGGGCTTTGGTACGTTTGACGGCAAATATTTAGTAGTGAATGTAAGTCACGGAATAGGAAGTTCAGGCTATGTCACGAATATGACGATACGGCCAGTATTGGGGTGGTAAGCATGAGCGTCATTGAAAATCTAATCCGCATTGGCCTGGTTTCCTCTGTCGATGCGAAAAAGCATACCGTTAGGGTGGTTTTTAAGGACAAAGATAATCTGGTTTCGGGCGATCTTCCTGTTATTGTCCCTTACAGCACCAAGGCGAAAGCGTACCGATTACCTGAAGTATCAGAGAGCGCATTATGTGTTTTTCTCGGGAACGGCATACAGAAGGGATTTTGCCTGGGTAGTTACTATACAGACGAGGACGTGCCTCCTGTCTCAAACAAAGATCAGATAGGGACTTGGTTTGAGGATGGAAGTTATGTCTTCTATGATCAGGCTTCAGGCAGTTTACATGTTAAAGCTGCCGGTAATGTTCGGATCGAAGGAGATCTAACCGTGACGGGCTCAATAACATCAGAATCGCTCAAGACGAAATCAATCACAACCGACTCGATCACACGGGCAGGTGAAGCGCTGTGAACAAAATCGGATACTTGGGAGACGTCGTTTTCGTCGTTTCAGAAAAAACGATACGTACATTCAACGAATTCACGCGAAGTAGCTCGTCACGTTGGGCAAAGCATGAGGTGCTTGGCAAGAAACCAATATCACAGTGGATTGGGCCTGGCTTGGATACGGTATCCTTCACGATGCGTTTCGATGCGCGATATCGTATGAATCCACGTAAAGAATTAGATCGGTTGACAGCCTTGGATCGCAAAGGGAAGGCATTACCTTTAGTCATTGGAGGAAAGGGAGTCGGCGTTGGGTTATTTGTGATTACGTCATTGGAACAAACGTGGTCGAATATTGATCACCTCGGAAACATCTTGGCCGCAACGGTGAATATCTCATTGGAGGAATATGTGAAATGAGCGAATACATCGTAGATATGACAAGGCCAGCGATAATGAACTTCCGTCCGGCTACCTTGGCCGAAGAACTCGCGCAAAACATCCGGACGATTCTGACAACACCGTACGGATCAGCGCCATTTGCCCGATCTATCGGTTTGGATTATGAAATGGTCGATGAACCATTGCCAATCCTGAAGGCAAGATTGAGCGGTGTAATCACGATGGCCATTATGGAACAAGAGCCCAGGGCTGAAATTACAGAGATCCAATTTCACATGAATGAACAAGACAAGATGAATGGTCGTTTGCTGCCCATTATCAAGTTTAGAATTGCCGAAGGAGGGGATTCCGGGTGAGCGAGATCAAGTTCATTGACGATGACCCACAGGTAACCATCGATAACATATTCAAAATGCACGAGGCGATAACTGGCCGTCAGCTGTACCCAGCTGATCCGGAACGCCTTTTTATTTTGTCGCTATGTGAGATCATTGTTCAGCAAAAGGTATTGATCAATGAGGCGGCCAAGCAAAGTCTTCTACGATATGCAACCGGGGAAGTGTTAGAAGCAAAGGGCGAAATGTATGATACAGCTCGCCTGCAAGCAGAGCCAGCCAGGACAACAGTTCAGTTTCTGTTATCTATGCCATTAACATCGGCGGTTATCATTCCAGCAGGAACGAGAGTTGGTCCACAAGGCGGTGGAGGGGAGCTGTTCTTCATTACCGTTAACGTCCTGGAGATTAAGCCTGGAGAGGTATCCGGAAAAGTACCTGCCGAGTGTTCGATTCCTGGAATAGATGGAAATGGGTTTTTACCGGGACAATTGACGGAATTGATCGACCCTATTCCTTTTGTGCAAAGTGTAACGAATATTTCCGAAAGTTCTGGAGGCGCGGCCCTCGAATCCGATAACGCCTATCGTGAACGTATTCGAACAGCTCCGGAATCGTTCAGCGTAGCCGGACCGGATGGCGCATACGAGTATTGGGCTAAGACGGCGAGTTCGGCCATCATCGATGTGGGGGTTGAATCACCTTCACCTGTTGAAGTGGTATTGATTCCTTTGTTGGTTGGCGGCGAGCTGCCGACTCAGGATGTCATGGACGCGGTATCTGCTGTTGTGAGCGACCGCAAGGTAAGGCCATTAACGGACCGTGTGACTGTACAACCTCCAGAGCCAGTGGATTACAATATCAAGCTGACCTATTGGATCAGCCGGGAAAAGGCAGCAGATTCCACATTGATTCAACGTGGCGTTGAAGATGCTATTACAGAATATCGTCTATGGCAAAAATCCAAGCTCGGGCGGGACATCAATCCCTCGGAGCTTATAAAGCGTGTTATGGCCGCTGGAGCACTGCGCGTTAGTGTTATGGAGCCTTCATTTATTGATTTAACCAGGCTTCAAGTTGCGAGAGAAATTCAAGTCACTTTTGATTTTGGGGGGCTTGCGGATGATTGAGATCTCGAATGTTAGTATGCTCGATCTATTGCCCCCGAATCTTCGAAGAGATCCAGCGCTTATGGCAGCTGCCAAATCGCTTGATGATGAGCTCAAAAGCATTACAACGGCGATATCGAAGCTCTCACGATATGACCGACTGGATGAATTAACCGATGCTGAAGCTGATGAGCTGGCTTGGGAGCTGCATGTTGATTTTTATGATACTAGCCTTCCGATAGTTCAAAAACGGGAGCTCGTGAAAAATGCAATTCGATTTCACCGACGGAAAGGCACTCCGGCGGCGGTGGAGGAATTGGTGACCATCCTTTTTGGCGAGGGCAAAGTGGAAGAATGGTTCGAGTATGGGGGGGAACGGGGTTACTTTCAGGTCATGACAAATAACCCCGAAGTAACCCAGGAGAAGGCACAGGAGTTTTATCGGGCGGTCGAATCAGTGAAGAGGTTAAGCGCTCATCTGGAGCGAGTTATTCTGTCACAATCGGAACCGATTAACCTCTATTTTGCCGGAGTGCTCCGGATGGGCGAGAAAATGACAGTAAGGATGGTGTAAAATGGGCGCTTTTGGCGGATTTATTCAAACTAACAAAGGCAGGAACTTACAAGCGAAAGCAGAGGCAGGCACATTACTTAAATTTACGCGGATGGGGGTCGGTGACGGCCAGCTTGGAGGCCAGTCGATCCCCTCATTAAACAAATTAATTCACGAAACAATGTCCCTCCCGATTACTCGGCTGAAGCCGCAGCTTCCGGCCCAGGCGATAGTGGGGGCTGTTTTATCCAATCAGGACGTAACAACAGGATTTTACTTTCGGGAGCTCGGCATATTTGCTCAAGATCCGGACGAAGGAGAAATCCTCTATGCATATGGAAATTCAGGTAGTGGAGCCGAGTATATCCCCCCAGCAGGCACGGCGGACATCATTGAGAAAACAATCGACATGATCGTCACGTTTGGTCAGGCGCAGAATGTATCGGCTGTGATAAACAGTTCACTGATCTTTGCCACTCCAGATGATGTAGCAGAGGCCCTGACAGAGTCAAAAAAATATACTGATCAAAAGGTTTTAGCGGCAGAGACTCCATCAGGTCAGGCAACAGGCACCGTGGTTAATGGAAACACCGTATACACGGCTGCATTATCACCGGCGCTCACAACGTTGAAGGCGTTCCAAAGGGTTGTCGTCAAGTCGAATGTTGCCAGCACGGGATCACCAACATTTAACTTTGATGGTTTGGGGGCTAAAGCAGCGCTTAAGGCAAATGGCAGTGCAGCGAGCTTCAAAGCAAACGGGGTTTATACGTTGGTTTATGACGGAACGGCTTTTATCTTACAGGGTGAAGGGGGGGAATATGGAACCGCACAGGCTTGGCATGTCCTAGAGGGTTACACTATCGGTACAGAAAACGGAGTAGTGCCGGGAGAGATACCCATCCAAGAAGGTGGGCAGGATGCACCTTACACATCACAACTCGGGAAGATAATCGTACAAGTGCCGACGGGCTATTGGGGCCCTACGAGAACGGCGTATGCATCCGATCCGTATTTCGTACCAAGTTCAATCAGAGGCGACCGAACGCTGTTCGGAATGAAGGGCGATGCTAATGTTGTTGATACACGAATAACCCTATCGCCAGCGGCGCCCGCCGATATTGTCAAAGGAAAAACGGCGTATGTGAATGGTCAGTTTTTGACTGGCCAGATGCCGAACCGTAGCGCCGAAAACGAACATATGCCTGGACTTGACTCAACGGTTTGGGCCGGGGATCGGTTCTTCATCCGACCGCCAAACGGTTATTTTAACGGGTCAACTTGGGTGACGGCGGCTGTACCCGGACTGACTGCGAATAACCTACGAGCCGGGGTTAATGTTGCAGGATTGATCGGGACACTGATCGAGGGGAAAAAGTATGCAACCGGAAGCATAGGCTCGTTATGGCGTAATACTAGCGCATCCTTCGATTGTGGTTTTGCTCCTGCTGTGGTATTGGTTTTCGGGACCTACTCTGGAAGTGGTCAAAGGGCTTCTATCGCAGCATTAAACACACCACAGGGAGGCGGTGGAACACTTTCATCGAATGCCCCCGATCTGTCATTTGGAGCAGGAGCTTCGGCAGCTCAAAACATGACCATTTCAAATTACGCACAATACACCGATCTACAAAATGTCAAATGGGAAGCATGGGGATATTAAGGAGGGGCAGTTCATATGGAATTGTATGTTTTTGGTCGCTGGATTTACTTCGACAAGATAAACGGCGAAGTCTTACACGATACAGGGGAGGTACACCATCCTGACCCAGAATATGAAAAAAACCGTAATCCTTTCAACTATGTTGTAAAGCTGATGGAACGTGATCCTGAAAGTGTCGGAATTATTAAGCTTGAACCTGGACAGTACGCCCAGGATTTTAACGAAGGATCATTAGCACGTGTTAATCCGGAAAGTCTTAAATTGGAGTTTATCTACACCGACCCAAACAGCCCACAAGATCCGCCGCCAACACCGCAGCCGCCATTAACTGAAAAGGTGAAGCAATTAGAGCAGGCTGTTTTGGAACTTACGATGATGATGGCCGCACCACAATGATAATGAAGGGAGGTGATATCCATGACATTTACTAAGGACAGCGGACTCGTAAAAATTTGGTATGGTGCCGTTTTGACTGGTCAATATACACTTGAGCAGGTCCCACGGCTCTCCAATCTGAAAGAAGTTGTAACTGAATTGGTCAATGGTGTAACAGCATAACCGACACGTCACAAAATGTGAACGTGTCTTTTTTATGCCCCTGGGTGGTCCGGGGGCTATTTTTATAACCATTAGGGGGAATGAGAGTGGAAAGATTCGATTTAGTTATTAAATGGCTTGGAGCTGTTTGTACGAGTGCAGCAACCTTTTTTTACGGTGGATGGTCCGGGGTTCTGGCTGTGTTGTTGGTATTTGTTGTTATCGATTTTGTGTCAGGTTGTGCGGCTGCAGCTGCTTCAGGAGAACTGAAAAGCAAGGTTGGTATGGTCGGAATCGCTCGAAAGGTCTTTATCTTTGCTATGGTCGCGGTCGGCCACTTAGTGGATGGTGTGCTGGGTGACAGTCATTTATTCCGGGATACTGTGGCTTATTTCTATATCGCCAATGAACTGTTATCCATAATCGAAAACGGCGGCAAGTTGGGAGCACCTATTCCACCAGTAATCCAGCAAGCGGTTGAAGTTCTAAAGGGTAAGGGCGGCAATAACGATAAAGGAGTTGGTAAGGAATGAACCGTAAAATATCGCAAGCAGGACTCAAGCTTATCAAAAATTTTGAAGGTTGCCGGTTAACCGCGTACAAGCCTGTCCCTACGGAAATCTACTGGACCATAGGGTGGGGGCATCATGGCCCTGATGTTAAACAGGGGATGACCATCACACAGGCAGAAGCGGACTCTATGCTGATTAAGGACTTGGCTAAGTATGAAGCGTATGTAAACAATCCTACATATGTGCCAGTCACATCACAACTCAATCAGAATCAGTTTGATGCATTGGTAAGCTTTTGTTATAACTGTGGAGCTGGCAACCTTAAAAAGTTGTGCGCCAACCGGACAATCGTACAAATAGCCGAAAATATCACGAAATATAACAAGGCAGGCGGCAAGGTGCTGACCGGATTGGTGCGGCGCCGGGAGGCAGAGTTGGCATTATTCAACAAGCAGGATATTAAGAAGGAAGGCCCAGCAGAAAAAGTGAATGTCACTGTGAACGGGAAAAAGATCAAGGATGGTAAACTGGAGAACGGAGTAACATATGTACCTCTCCGGGAAGTAGGTGAGGCGCTTGGTGCAAAGATTGGATGGGATAAGGGGACCAAGACAGCCACACTCGAAACGAAGGTATAAATCATTGTTGAACGGCTATACTCATATTGAGTGATGTTTCCCCAAAACACATTCACTCTCCCTCTATATATGTCACGTTGGATTAAGAGCAAAGGACCTCACTGGCTTAGGCTAGTGGGGTCCTTTTTTGTTTATCCGAAAGTTTATTTATGTCACCAGTTGATATATAATAATGGAAACTGATCCTGAGCAAGGAGGGAAATCTGGTGTCTAAGAAAATCCAGTATCTCGACTACGCCGTACAGGACAACGTTTTGATACCTCTGGTCTATCTTACTTCTGAACAGTTTGACCAGTTGATAAATGATTATGATTCGTTTAATTTAAAACAAGTACGGCGGCGTAAAAAAAGAGGGGCCTGATCTCGGCCCCTCTCCCTGAAACTTATCCGCGACGCTTATGCTGCGTCATGCGGTGGTGCAGGTCATACGCCCGCTGTTCTGCATCCGTGAGGTCATACCGTCCAAGTATCTGTTCCTCACGACTTTTGAACTCCTCCTTGGTGATCCGTCCCAGTCCCATCTGGTCGCGGGTCACTCTTAGGAGGTGTTCTCGTTTTTGGAGCTTTTCAAAAGCTTCCAGTAACACTTTATCCATCTTGCTCACCTCCTTTCTGATTTAATTATACAACGTTTAATGTTAATAGTCAACACAAAACGTTGAATTAATTAATATTAAGAGTTGAATATAAACGTTAAGTGTTGTATTATGGGTGTGAGGTGATTGAAATGTTACGGCTAAAGCTAAGAGAAGTGATGTTCGAGAAACGCTGGAATCCCAAGCAGCTCAGCGAGGCAACGGGAATCCGATGGAATAGTATTGATGATATGATGGAGAACCGGTCCAAACGTTGGACCGTTGAGAATTTAGAGAAGATTATGGAAGTCTTGGATTTGAAAGACGTGTCTGAACTAATAGAGTATGTGGACCAAGGAACTGCCGAGGTGTAATGCCAGGCAGTTTTTTAACGTTGATAAAAGAACGTATGTTCGCATATAATGGAAATGGATGTCCATTCTATTAATTACGAGGGGGTTATACATATGTTACCGGATCGCGAACGTAAATTGCTCCGAATCCTAATCAATTACCCCAGTCCAATTCATAGCGCTCGCGCACCTGATTTTAAACTGTTGGAGACCATGACAGGGCGCAGAAAGTCGGAAATACAGGGGAGCCTAGAATACCTAGAGCAACACGGATATATTGAGTGGCCGGATAAGGGGACAACAGAGGGGATCGAGATCATCAAAAATGAGGTTCTAGAGAAGTCACCGCCAAAGCGGAATAATATAAAGTATTGGACGGAGTATTAATAATCCCAAACGTTTGGAAATTTAAAAGCCTGCCGGTTCGGCAGGCCCATCATTTATTGTTTGCTGTTTTGGATTGCTTGGATTAATTTTTCATTCCGCTTGTCAGCTTTATAGTTATTTACGACGAGGATGGCGTGAATAACCCCTGGAACATAAGCGCAAAGAGTAAGGATAATGTTTAATAGAAATTGTCCAGGCTTTCCACAGGACAGGATGGCAAGTGGGGGGATAAGGCAAAGAAGATACCGCAT